TTAACGCAAGAAACTGGTGGCTCTGAGTACTGGTGGGATACGTGGTGTGACTATGTAGCAGGTAACAAAGCTAACAAGAAACTAACTACAGGTGATGCGGTATCTGCGTATCACGCAACTTGCATAATAGGAGGGTAACAAACAAATTACTATCGTTTACGGATTTTCCGTAGACGGCTTAACTTAACTTATGGAGGACATATAAATGTCACTTAACTACAACTGCCAAGCAGTAAAAGACTACGAGAATGTATGTATGAAAGAAGATGATACATTATCTAACTTAACCGAAACATTAATATGGGCTGGAGCTAGTGTAGGCTACGGAGAAATCACTAAAAAGAATTACGTTAGTTACCACAGACGTATTGCTTTCATTGAAGCTATGCGAGGTGCTTACTTACGTACAACAGAAGTAAGAGGTACGGTTGTAGATAGACCTATCACTATAGATGACATCAAAGAGCATATAGGTTTACACACTAACTGGGATAACAAGTCAGATAGCCAATGGCTTAAAGACTTCTATAAAACTGAGTTAGGTAACGTAAGATGGCGTAACCTAAATCTATTCACTGAAACACGGAAGGAAGAAAAATGATGTATAACGTAAAGATAACTTTAGATTTAACTTACGATAAGAACTATGAAATAAAAGCTGATAATGAGAAACAAGCAAAGGCTTTAAGCAGAAGCATTGTGGATGATACAGATTGTCCACCAAATGTAGAGGGATGGGAACCCTCTTACTGTGAATGTAGTGTAGCATACGTAGAGGAGGCATGGTAATGAGAAAAATAATACTGAGTAGCACACACCCTGTGAAGTCACTGCATGGTAACACGCAGGCTGAATGGGAGTTGATGTCGCAAGAGGAACAGCTACGTGCATGGCTAAGGTCATGCCCCTTTGATTACCTAGAGGTAGCTAAAATACAGGGTGTACGCACCGTTAACTTTGAGATAGAGGAGACTATAGACAATGGCTAAATGGGCAGAGAAACCTTGGATAAATCTAAGGCTTGAACTTGATGCTAGTGAGGTAGAAGCACTGCTTATAAGACTTAGGCGTGTAGCTAGTATGATAAAGACTGACGCAGTGTGCAAGTCACGACCAACAGTAAGAGACAAGGCATCTGAGATAGAAGCACTGTTATTTTTACTGGAGAAACGGTTAATGAACAGCGGAGTTATCCCCCTTGAACGTTAGTAGGGTAGTCAGCGTCAATGATTTGATAGAGTTATACTACGAATCAAATGACTTTGACATGCTTAGGGATACAACTAAGAGTGACTATAAGTATTTCCTCAGTGTCGTGTGTAACTCTATTGGTCAGCAAAAATACCACGGGTTCACATCTAAGAAAGCTAAGTGGGTGTATGAGGATTGGGTTAAGCGAGGTGTCAGCTTCGCTAATCATGTAGCTACCTGTGCATCCAGAGTGTTTAACTATGCCATAGAGATGGAGTACGCTGTACAGAATCCATTCACGAGCATCAAGCGTAAGGCTGAGATCAAACGTAAGGTAGTGTGGAAGCATGGTGATGTCATTAAGTTTCTTGACGTAGCATACTCAGACTTCAGCACTAGAAACATTGGCTTGATTATACAGATGACGTATGAGTGGTGTCAGAGGATAGGTGACATGCGTACTTTACGTTGGAGTAACATAGACTTTGATACTAAGATGCTTACACTGGAGCAGAGTAAACGTAGGGCAGAGGTGTTCCTACCCATATCATACGACCTGATGATAATGTTACAAAGTCAGCATCAAGACTTCGGCTTTCAAGAGTACGTAGCACCTCATGTAATGCCCACTCGTGGCGTGTTCTATCCCTATGCGATGCAGAGGTTCTCAAAAAATGGAAGGGCTGTCATGCGTAAGGCTGGGCTGTCTGAGAAGCTACGACTAATGGACTTACGTAGGACAGGTGTAGTGCAGATGGTAGACAAGGGTGTACCTTTGACTAATATTATGGCAGTGACAGGCCATGCTAATGTGGCTTCTGTGAAACCCTATTTAAAAAATACGTACACTGCTGCAAATAATGCCTTGACACAGAGAAATGTATCTGTACAATCGAACACTGTGAGTAACATAGAAAGTGATACATAATGAATATAAATAATATTATAAATGATATAACACTTACTAATGGTGATTCAAAAAGAATGGATTGTCCTGAGTGTAATGGTAAGAAAACATTTACTGTTACAAACAACATGGGTTCTATCGTATGGAACTGCTACAAGGCAGGGTGTACTGTGTCAGGTGGTAAGAGAGTACACCTATCCAGTGCTGACATACGTAAGTCGTTAACTAAGACAGGTATAAAAGTAGGGCATGTCAATGCTTGGTTAGAATTTGCAGAGGACATACCTAACTTTGATAAGCCTGAGTGGTTAGTTAAAGACTACAGTACAATACAAGACTTCTGTGCTGAGTGGTCACTAAATCCACAAGAGCTAGGGCTGTTGTATGATGTAAGAGAACATAGAGTTGTGTTTCCTGTGTTGCATAATGGTTACATGTTAGATGCTACAGGACGTAGTTTAGGTAAGCGACTACCTAAATGGAAACGCTATGGAAAGAATGACTTGCCATACGTTTACGGCTATGGTAGTGTCGCAGTAGTTGTTGAGGACTGTGTTAGTGCCGCTGTTGTTGGTAGTAATGTATATGTAGGGGTTGCAGTGTTGGGTACGTCATTATCAGAAGCACACAAAAGGTATCTCTCACGGTTCTCAACAGCAATAATAGCACTAGACCCAGATGCCCTACCTAAGACACTGCAATTTGCTAAAGAACTACGAGGATATGTAGACACAGTACGTGTCTTGAAACTACACGACGATTTAAAATACAGAAACCCTGATGACCTACAGAATCTAACACGCATAGGAGAACTATAATGGAACTAAGTTTAATACGCAGTCTAATGGACAAAGACTTTTACGATGAACATCGTGGGGCTAGATGCCCGAACAGATTGTTCAGCAAGGATGTCCGAAAGATTAAGGAAGCTGTCGATGCCGCAATGGATAGGTACGAACGTACTGTTACACCTGCTGAGATAGAGTCTCTGTTCATGGCTAACAATCCGACCATGACGACAGCACAGAAGCAGGCATACAGCACACTGTTTACACAGATAAATGGTAAGCCACCACTGGGTAGTGACATAGCACAGGAAGTTCTGTCTAAGTTATTCCAACAGATAGTGGGAGAAGACATAGCCAACTTAGGCTTTGACTATGTGAACGGTGACAAGACAAGCCTTGAGCCACTACGTATACTACTGGAACAGTACGGTGATGACTTCACACCTGATCTAAAAGTACAGTGGGATGACATTGACGTTGAGACTTTACTGTCTAAGAATGATCTCGAAGCACGTTGGACATTCAACATCTCTACTCTTACTCGTAAGCTTGAGGGTGTTAATGATGGACACTTGATTGAGATAGGGGCCAGACCTAACACAGGTAAGACTTCCTTCCATGCTTCACTGGTTGCAGGGCCTAATGGCTTTGCCCATCAGGGTGCTAAGTGTATCATCCTGTGTAACGAGGAGGGTTCACACCGTGTTGGTGCTAGGTATCTTACTGCCGCAACAGGCATGACAATGCAGGAGATCAAGCAGAACCCAGCCAAGGCAAGGGATTTGTACGCATCAGTCAAAGAAAACATAAAGATATACGATGCGAGTAATCGTGACATGGGTTGGGTTGAGAGCGTATGTAAATCGTACAAGCCTGACGTAGTTATACTGGACATGGGTGATAAGTTTGCCAGAACAGGTGGCTTCAGTCGTACTGACGAGGCACTCAAGGCTAACGCCATACATGCCAGACAGATAGCCAAGCAACACAGTTGTGCTATGTTCTACATGTCGCAGTTGTCTGCTGATGCAGAGAATAAAGTAGTACTCAATCAGGCTATGATGGAAGGCTCACGTACAGGTAAGGCGGCTGAAGCTGACTTGATGATACTGATTGCGAAGAACCCACCAGTAGAGGGGCAGGATGAAGAAGATACTATGCGTCACCTGAATTTAGTTAAGAATAAATTATCAGGATGGCATGGGATTATCCACTGTCAATTAGAATATAAAACAGCGAGGTATGTAGCATGAAAATAAATAATTGTATATCCTGTAATGTCGAGCTTGAACTAGGCAATAACTGGATGGAGTCACAAGCTAAACAAAAAAAGTATTGGTGTAATATCTGTAAAAAGGAAGATAATGACAGAAGAATGTTTGTAAATAGTGTACATATATCTAGGAATCATCCTTTGTATAAAGCAGGTCGTTACAAATCCTTTGGTGATGCTGCGTTTGACTCTCTATCCAATTACAATAAGAGTAAAGAAGGTGAGGTGTATGCTATAGCAAACAAGGCATGGGATGGGTGGATAAAGATAGGCATGGCAGTAGATTCAGAGGACAGGCTGAGTAGCTACCAGACATCCAGCCCACTCAGAGACTACGTTCTTTTGCATCGCTCATCCTTTAACGACAGACGCAGAGCTGAGGCTGAAGCTCACAAGAAAGCAGAGACACTTGCAGAGGACCGCAAAGGAGAATGGTTTAAGATGAGTTCCTTTGAAGCAACAAAAGTTATCATGGCTATTGACAACCCTGATGCAAATGAGGTAAAACAATTAACAACA